TGTTAGACATCTGTGCTGTGCCTAGCGCTACGCTTGCAAAGTTAGGCCCACCAATACCAAGCTGTCGTGCAGCTTCCATTGCTTGTACAGTGTCAAACTTACCTGTAGTTGTTCCACTACGCCCTAGTTGTTGGAGTAGCGCAGTTGCTCTTGCGTAGTCGCTGTTAGGGTCTGGGTTACCTGGGATTAAATTAGAGAAAGGTCTGATTCTTCCACCAGGTTGATAAGATGCTTGCTGCTGGTAGAACACCATTCTTTGAGTAGCAAGTTCATATTCAACAGCTTCTTTTGCGGTAGGCATTGCAGCGATACCACCAACAGCACCGCCCATTAAACCGCGCTGCATAGCAGGAGACATGCCCCCACCGCCACCGCCAGCACCTGTCGGTGCGCCTGTGTAGTATGTAGGTAGAGGGCGGTATGGTTCTATACCAGGAGCATTAAACAGTCGGTTATGACCAGACTGTTCGTACATGTAACCCTGTGATGTGTCACCTAGGGTTGTTACATTAAATACTGGTACAGGAGCAACAAGATTGTTACCAGGCTGTCCGTAACCGCCGCCGCGGCCACTCATCTTTCCCATCGCTCCGCCGAGTAGGTTTGACCAACCTCCTGTGTCTTGCTTTAGGAGGTTCATCTCCTGTCGCAGTGAGGACAGGCCAGTTCTTAGGGATGAGATAAACGCGGCAGCGTTAGAGCTACCCATGTTAAGGTCTTCTCTTGCCATCACTATCCTCTAGGTTGATATCGTTGGGAACGTTCTAACCAGTTCTGTCTTTCACGAACTGATAAGGCGCGTATGTCTGCGAGTGTCCAACCAGTAAAAGCTCTTGTTAGAACTTCATACTGGTCAAGTAGCTCTTCGTAATCTGGTTCGCTATATACGAAACAAATCTAGCAAGCTAAGCGGTAGAGAAATATCTTCACCGCATGCCTTGCAAGCTTTCTTCACCTCCCCAAGGCGAGGGCCTGGGTTGCGTTTGATAATCTCGTCGATTACGCGGGTGCGGTCTGCCATACCAAGGGATAGTGCAGTACCAGCTCCAACAGATGGTTCACCGTTTATTGAAACAATACATCCAGATAGTAAGAGTGTATTAATCTCAGCTGATGTCTTGTCGTAGTTTTCCATCAGCCTTTTTTGTGTTATTCCGTTTGGAAGAGCCACAGTTACTGGACCTTGCTTAGTATCCATAACCCATACGCGGTCTCCCACTGGGTCTTTCAATCTAACAACAGGGACATCTTCTGTTAAGTCAATTGTTGTCTCATGCTCGTCTTGGCAAGAAAAACACTTAACCATTAGGTTAGATGTCTGTCCAAATGTAACTCTTCTAATACCTAGAAGGATTGCGTCACGGTCTCCCGATAGCAGCATATCTAGGTCATCGGCTGTGGCTTCCTTGTCTCCAAGCTTTACCAAGCCTCTGGCTAGTAGAACGTTAAGAGCTTTTCCTGAAGAGCCTGACTTAGCTACAGCTTCTTCATCTGCTCCTGTTAGTTCCCTAACCTCTGCCGAAGTGTGCAGTTCACCTTTAAGGTCAACAAAACCACCAGGCAGTTCTACCTCTGACTCAGAAGGCGCCCGCGTCTTAATCTTAGGCGCGGGCTCCTCTGAAATCTTTTCAGCGAACTGTTGTAGTAATTGTGCATCGGTAATAATATCTGACATTTTATACTCCTATTAGTCGGTTTAAAGCTTTCCAGTATCCTTACGCTTGTAATCATCACCAGTAAAGAATACTGATAGACCCTCGTGAACTAGTGACATTGACTCATAAAGAATCGCTCCGTCAGCAGCATTTAGGTCTGTATAGTTTAGCGTAGTAATCCAAGCGTTATGAATCTTGAATCCCATACGTGGTGTGTTGTCATTTGCAGTTGTGGTCGCTGCGTTTGTAGCAGTGTTTGGGTGGTCCATAACATAGACAGTGATGTCTACGCGGAAGTTCTTATCCACTCCAGCCTGACGCATTGCAATACCTTCACCTGAAGATGTAGCAAATAGTCCACGCATCCAAGTAATAGCTTGGTCGTTTCCGTAAAGGACACCACGTTGCATAGTAATTGGGCTGAAAGTAGTCATACCTGGCACCTGGTGAACAGTGGTGTTATAGCCACCTTCACGGTATTGGATGGACTGTGTGTTAATGCTTAGACCAGAGATTTGTGAGAAACCACCAATCCAGCTAGTAGAAACACCAGAGGTTGCTGGTTCTGTGCTTGAGCCAGTTAGGATTTTATCAGTGAACGGTGCGCCACCTGCTGCGGGTGTAAACTGTGCATAAAATCGGAACGAGCGTAGCGGGTCAGTCGATAGCTTCGAGAAGCGATTGATGATACTTGAGGGGGTTGTCATTTACTTGGCTCTCCTTTACGCAACAGTAACGGTGGTTCCACCGTCAAACTGGCCAATTTTGATAATTACGAATTCGGCTGGACGCTGTAGTGCAACGCCAACTTCAATGTTTACTTGGCCTTGGTCGATTAGGTACTGAGGGTTGTTCTCAGCATCAACCTTGACAAAGAATGCCTGGCTAGGAGTAGTGCCGCGTAGGCCTCCCTGTGACCAGAACTGTGTGAGGAATGAAGACACTGTTGCGTCTAGACGACGCCACAATCCTTCGTTGTTTGGCTCAAAGATAGCAAACTGAGTAAGGTCTGTAAGAGACTTACGTAAGTAAATAAGTGAACGACGTACTGGTACGTACTTATCAATGTAGCCTGCCTTAAGAGTTCTTGCTCCCATTACTACATAGCCTGAACCTGGAATAAAGCGAATAGCATTTACAGGCTTGGCAGCTGTGTTAAGGGAGTCAAGGTTTGCATTTGTAAGCTGACGTGTTGATACAACACCTGCAAGACGAGCCTGCAAACCAGCAGGTGCCTTGTAAACTCCACGAGAGTTATCAGTGGTAGAGATAAGACCTGCTATAGCAGCTCCAGCACCCACAGTTAAAGTTCTACCAGTGGTAGCACCAGGGGCTAGGGTTGGGTCTGTAATAACAAGAGGTGGGTAGTAGACAGCAGCTAAAGAGCTTGTTGTGTATTGGTTTGAAAGAGTTAGCTGGTCTGCTGGGGTGTTGTCAATTCCATCAACAACTACAAACACATCATCGCGACTTTCAGCGTAGCTGATTGCAGCATTGACAACGTTTACAGCTGTCTGACCTGGCAAGTTAAGAACCAAAGACTGAAGAACTGTATCAAACGCTGCAAGTCCTGCTGAGTATTCAGTAACTGAAACAGCGTTTCCAACTGTTCCACCAGCAAGTGGCTGGTTAACAACAACAGCTGGGTTTCTTGTGGTTCCAGTGTTTGAAGAGTTTAGGTCTGTCAAAGTTACGTAGTTAGATACCACGTTAACATTTGTTGGTGCGTAGCGTGCGTCCGATGCTGTCATTGATAGCTGAGTAAATGTCTCTACAACGTTAGAGTCTGTTGTACCGCCGCTATAGACAACTAGGTCAAAGTATCCAGTTTCAACAGAGTTAGAAATAGAGATGTTTAAATCGTTACCCCAACGACCAGGGTTCTTAGCAGCTACCTGAAGAGTTGCTGAGGCGCTAACAGCTCGGTCATTAAGTGAGCGTGTAGAAAGGCCTGGGCTTGCTGCAACACGTGTTACGTAAAGCGAGCTTCCGCCGTTTGAGAAAAACATATAAACTGCAAGTGGTATAGAGTTGTTGGTGTAAAGATTCCAAGAACCAAATAGTGTTACGTACTGGTTCCAAGAGGTTACAAGTGTAGGCGTGTTAATTGGGCCGCGGTCGTCTTCACCAACAAAAGCTGTAATAAACTCTGAGTTGGTTCCAGCGATTGGCTGAATAGGGTTTAACGTTTCTTGAACGTATACCCCAGGGCGTTGAAAGGTCATTTAAATTATCTCCTTAAATAGATTATACGTGGTTGCCGTTTATTACAAGATTTCGTAGACCGAAGGGATAGACGTCTGGTTGTTTACTGGAAGGTTAAGATTGACACGAGTAACTGCAGGTATTGCAGCAGCTGCTGTTGCTGGGGTCATTTCGCTAACCACCCTTAATGTAAAGACGTTACGTAGGAGGCGTCGGTTTCCACTTTCCGCATCCTCAAACGTATCTCGCTTTGCATATCCATCCACGAACATAGACCGCTTGCTGTACTCAGTTCCTAACTGATTACTTACAGGCAGTACGCCGTACTTGGCTGGAAACTTATTCCACATTTGAAACAGGATAGCCCTGTCATGTCGTGGGTGTCTTGCATATGTTGTAAGCTGATAAATAAGGTCGTAAGCAATTGGGTAGTCATACTCGTAAGCTAGACCTGGCACAGCTGTAATAGTTCCACGGTAATCTCCGTCGTGTAACTTTCCTTGAACCTGGCGGTCGTTAGCTGGAACAACATCAATCAAATCTATTGTTACAAAAGGGAACTCTTGTGCGCGAGCTTCCACATCTGGATACCCAAACCAGACCTTTACAGGACGGGTCTTAATTGTTTCAGTAGGGCCGTTATTAGCAGCCGACTTCTCATCAGCAACGACCATACCCTGAAGGTAGTTCTTGATTGCTTCATCTTCCGCAATAATAAATGGGCTACCCATGGAACACCTCGTCTTCCATAACCATGCGGTCAAGGAGCTCGTTGTCTATGATTTCATCCATAAAACCGTGTAGTCGGTAATTCAAGCCGCGCATAACAGAGGTCGGGGCGGACTTATTAGGCTCACCGTATTCTAGGTCCCATGCTTTATCGGGGACGTTGTAGTTTAAATTAGAACCGTCAAAGTTAACTGACATTTGAGGGATTACATCTGATGGCCAGCCAGCAGCTACTGCACGCTCACGAAGAGCTGCAGTCATTTCTGATGAACCTTCGGAGGCCTTAGCCTCTACGAGATTGTCTACGCTTAGCAACGTGTCTCCCCAGTAGTACATTTGCGACAGTCAAAGCTCCCAAAGCTGCAGTGACAGCATTACCAGGAATGGCCTTATTAATCTCGCGTCTGAAGTCTGTGTCAGATGCTGAGGATACTTTTTTAGGCATGTCCATCCTAGATTTCGCAAGGTACAACGCAGGGGGTAAAGCTTTGAATCCCGCATGGATTCACTATAAGGATAAAGCAAAGGGCCCCTTTCGGGGCCCTAAGCGTATTACTTCTTTTTAATCTTCTTGATAATCTTGGCGTCAATCTTCTTATCTTCAGCCATGGTCTTAGGCTTCTTCTTAGCTCCGTGAGCCTTGTCAGCCTTCTCAAACTTTGCCTTCTGAGCTGGGGTCATACCCTTGGTCATCTTGGCATCTTTCTTCTTATCCTTGGCCTCTGTGTACTTGCCGAAGTTAAAGGTAGCCATTACATGCCCTTCTTTCTAACCATTGAGGACTTCTTGCCTTTTGCTGGAGCAGCCTTCTTAGCGAACTTCTTATTAGCAGCTTGTAGGGTCTTCATACCATGCTTGTCTTTTGGCTTACCGCAGCCACAGGTGGCGCACATTACTTCTTCTTCTTCTTTCGTAGGGCAGCGAAGTCTGAGCCTTCTAGCTTGCCGTCTTTATCCATATCAAGTTTCTTCTGCTTAGATGACATGCCCTTTGGAGCCGCCTTCTTAGCGACCTTCTTAGCAGCCTTCTTCTTTCCCATACATCCACATGTAGCACACATATTACTTGCTCGCTTTCTTTGGTTTGGAGACTTTCTTTTTGCCAGAACCTGCGGGGACGCAGTTCGGAACTTTCTTGCCACCCTTAGTCTTCATACCTACTTGGACGTAGCCGTCCCAACAAGGGTTAGTATCTTTAGACATTATGCAAACACGCTTGAGTAGAGAACGGATACAGCGTTAGCGCCAGTAGAGGTAGCCGCGATACCGTAGAGCTTATCGTCCGCATTTAGTCTGATGCTATACACAGAGTCCTTCTTTACTGTAAGACCCTTGTCTACGCCGCTGGTTGCAACAGTGATGTCGCCGATATAGATGCTGTTGTTATCGTCATTAACGATTTGAACAGTTGTCTCTGGGTTCTTAGCGTGGATAGTAGCAAGCAAAACTGGGCTTGTTCCTACTGTAAAAGCTTGGTGAATAACTGCCATGGCGTCTCCTATTTAATATACCCAGCAAGTGCCAGGAACTGTGGGTCGTTGACCATTTCGTCGGCCATGACCTGCATACATTCTACAACCAAGAGGGTGAATCTTTCAGCAACAATGCCTGCCTGTTGGATGTAATAAGGGCGATATACCTGGCCCTTCCATAGGATACGGCCACGAGCTTGTAGGTCTGGGTTACCAATAACCCCTGGTGCAATTTTCTCTACGTCTTCAGCATTAAGGGTGAGGTGTAAAGAGTCTGCGCCGTAGTAACCGCGTTGACTGTTCTTTACTCCACCTTGTTTAATTACGGCTCTGACAATTGGTAATTCAAATGGGCCTCGCCACATACGACCACCAGTTGCGGTAGATAGGTCTTGTCCTACATCATAAATAGGGTCAAGCACGGTAGCAACAGGGTCCCAGATAAACCATTGAGCGGTAGTTCCTACAGGCCTCTTGAGGTCTGCGTCTACGCCTTCTAGTACCTTGTCGGTTTCAAAGTCTGCATCAAAGCGACCGCCTGGTGCGTGAGCTCTCAATCTTCTACCGCCTTCTTGTAGAGTTCAAGGTTACCGATTATGCGCTCATCTGTAGGGCTTAACTCTGCTGCAATGGTTCCGTATTCAAGGGCTTTATCCTTTTCTCCTAGCCAGAATGCACATACAGCAGCTAGGTCATAGGGAGTTGCGCCCCAGGCAAATGCCTCATTTAAATAGTCCATGCTTTTGTTTTTAATATTAACTGCCTTCTTAGCCCACATGTAACACTCTTCAATACGACCACTGTCATAGTGATACTGTGCCAGCTCTACGTAAGCTTCTCTTTTGGCAGGCTCCTCTTGAACAGCAAGCTTCCACCACTTAAGCTTTTCTGCTTCATCTGTAGAACACTTAGCTATATAACGCATAGAGGACGCTCGCTCTGCTTTCCATAGCGCCTTAGGCAAAGATAGATGGCGTTTAAATTGGACTAGGGCTTCTTCTATTTGACCGTGAAAGAATAACTCACGTGCGTAGTAGTAGGCGTTACGGTCGTTGTGCGGGTCTTCTTCTATAGATAACTTAAGCAGAGGGAGGTATTGACCACGAGACTTGCTGTCATCTGCCTTATGCCATAGCCCTAGTTGACTCCAGTATTCTTTCTCAACTAAACGGTCTGTATATAAACACTCGTGTACAGGGTGTTGCCATCGGTATCCGTGACGTGCATGAATCTTATCTCCAGCAAATGTTAGGCCTGGTGTCCCATCTGGGTTAAAGTTCCAAGTGTAGTTGTAGCGTATACGGGTAGAACCTGCAGGTATCTTTTCCATCTCATCTCGCCAGCCTGGTTCGAGTACCTCATCCATATCTAAAGAGATGCAGTAGTCAATATCATCTGGCAGTAGGGCAAGGGCTGCGTTACGAGCGTCATCAAATCTCCATGGACGTACGCTTATTGTGTGAACAGTGATACCTAGTTCGCGGGCTTTCTCCACAGTACCGTCTGCCGAACCTGTGTCAGCAATCATTAGGTAGTCTGCTTCTTTTGCAGACTCGTACCAACGTTCGACAAACTGTGCTTCATTTAATGCGATGGTGTATACGGCTATTTTCATATATGAATTGTATCCTTAAATAGAAAAGCCCCGCCAGTCCCTGAGGACGGCGGGGAGCTATTTCTAATCTATATTAGACGAGGGTTGCAAACTCAAGGCGTCCGTAAACAGTTACTCCACCGTCTGGTGAGTAGAAGCTTAGGACTGATGCGTTTGTACCAGATGCGAGAGTTGGAGCTGAGCCACCATCCCATGTGACACCGTTGAACGCAACTGCGTTAGCGCCACGGTTACGAACCTCAACCTGCCAGCGAGTACCATAACCAGAAGGCACGCCTGTCCAGTTTACGGTGACTGCGCCAACCAAGTTAGTGATTCGGATAAATGAACCATTGGTTGGGTTGATAGCTAGTGTACCTGTTGCTGCCGAGAAGGTCTGAAGACGGCCTGTAACACCTACGTTAATGTAGGCATCATTAGACTGTGCTAGAACTGTTGGCTGTGATGAAATGGCCATTGGTTACTTGCCTTTCTTTGAAGGTTCTTCTTCTTCTTCAGCAGGTGCTTCGATTGCTTCAAAGCCAGAGCCGTTCCAAAGTTCTTTTGCTGCTTCAGGTGTGCTTGGTGGGAACCATACGCCATCAACGCGGGTCCAACCACGTGATGGTTCTGGTGATAGGCCGTCAACCTGCACGACTTCGAAAAGAAGTGCAAGAGGTCCAAGGGAATCAATATCCTCAGCAACCTGTACTTGAGTAATGATGTTGTCATCAACGAGTGCGAATTTAGCCATTTTCTATCTCCTTAGAGGGTTGCCTTGTCGAACCAGCGAATCATAGCGTAACCGTCTGCACCGTTACCGCCGAAGCTCTGGTATCCGTAATACTGGCAACCACCGAAGTCTAGGTCAACAACGTCACCAGCATCCATGTATAGGAGCTCCCATGTTACATCAAAGAATGATGCATCTGCTGGAGCTGCCAATGTCTGCCAGATACCTGATGTTGCACCCGCTGCACCTAGGAAGGTGACGGTGTTTGTACCAGAGAACTGGATATCAAATGGAGGGCGGTCTTCACGAATGATGACGTTACGGTCATTCTTCCAGCGAACTGTTGGACGTACACGCTTTGGTAGACCAGTGAACTGTGACGATGTAGCACCGCCAGGAGCAGTGGTTAGACGCGCAGCCACACCAGGGAATACTAGTGGAATACGTGGAAGGATTGGGAAGGACTGCCATGAAGTTGTAATCTTTGCGTTACCAGTATCCTGGATGGTCGCACGTAGAACGTTTGAACCATAGAAACCAGCCTGTGCTGAGATTACAGTTGATGCATTGTAAACAGGGTTCCACTTAAAGAACTCGGATGTTAATGCTTCGTAGTTAACTGCTGCGTTAGCAGAGTTGTGTGTAATAAGTGTGTTTGGAGTGTTAGTCCAGTTAGAACCACCACCACCGCCACCTGCGCCAGTGTTAGCAATTGCGTCAAGACCACGAGCGTAGTAGTCAGGTGTAGTAGAAGCCTGGGTTGCCAACCATGTTGGAGCACCCTTACCGCCACCATTCTGACCAATACCAGGTGTAGCTTGGTTAATAGAGTTGTTAGCATTCCAGCCAGCTCCACCGCCGCCACCAGCAAGTGGTAGGCCTAGAGTTGAACCAGAGTTAAGACCATTAAGAAGAACACCAGGACCACCGTGACCAGCTTCACCTTGAACGTGGAAGTTGTTGGTACCAGAGTTCCATAGAGCGTATCCACCTTGGTGTCCTCGCATTGGCCATGTCTGCATAGAACCACCTGCGGTTGTGCGGTATCCGTCAACAGAGTTACCACCAGTTACACCAGTACCGTAGATGCGTGCAGGCTGACCGTAGCCACCTGCTCCAGCGCCACCACCAGCAAGGGTAGTTGTAGTGTTAGAGTTCTGAACAGCGTGACCGCCGTTGTTTCCGCCTTCAAGGCCATACTGCCAGTGTGTAGAGTTAGAGTTAAATGTACCTCCACCTCCGCCACCTTCTGCAGCAACAGTTCCAAGAGATGAAACAATTGGAGTCATGCCTGGCTGACCAGCATAGAAGTAGTTGACGTTATCAACTTCCTTGTATGTAGTAACAGTTGCTGCTGGCTCTAGCTGTGGTGCAAGGATATGGTGTTCAATAGCTGTACCTGTGGCAGACTGAGCGCCGTTAAGGTTCATGATACCGAACTTAGCCCAACGAGCATTTACTGGCGAGGTTGCGCCATTAACTGCAAGACGTACTGGGTAAGTAACTGCTGGCATCTGCTGTGTAGATGTTGCTACACCAGAGATAGGCAAGAATACGTTGTTACCTTCTGTACGAAGTACTGAGTTGAAGTCAGCATCAAAGTACTCAATAAACGCACGAGTTGGGCGGTACTGGTTAGATGTACCAGTAGCCACTACGAACGCAGAACCTGAGTACTGTGTGTTTGGCTGAACACGTACAAAGCGGTGTGAAGTTTCAAGGTTTCCACCAGCGGCAGAGTTGGTCTGCATGAGCATAGACTGGGCCTCACGGTATACAGGTGGACGCCATGTCGTAGCTGTATTGCCAACTTCAAGCTGAATGTTGTCAAACCAGAAGTTTACAGAGCCCTGTTGAAGAATAATTACAGGGTGGATAAACTGTGGTGTTGAACCAAACTGGTATGTACCGTTAGCAAGTGCAGACGCAATTCCTGGTGTTGTGAATGTTGCTGAAATACGGCGCCATCCTGTTTGACCAACTGTTACGTTTGAACCAATAATTTGAGGACCACTGCTTGCAAAAGTAACAGATGTAGTGGTCAATGGAGCATTAGTTGTCTTGTTAATGCTGATAGTGTTACCAACAACGTTGCTTACGCGAGTATCAGACTGAAGACCAGAACCCGTTACAACCATACCAATCAAGATACCAAAGTTGCTTGCAACAGTAATTGTTGTAGCACCGTTAGCTGCATCAGCAGTTGTTGTGACGTTTCCGCCGTACCCTGGTAGGGCTGCTGGTGTTGCCTGCTTAACGAAGAATCCGTTTGCTTGACCAGCATCAATTGAGTTAGTTGTACCTGAGTTAGAACCGCCAGCAAATGCCTGGTTTGAAATAGCGTTCCAAGAAGCACCAGCTGAACGAAGCTGGAATAGGACGCTTGTAGCAGCTAGAACATCCGCGTTTGCAGAAACGTATGCAGACATTGTGTATGTAGCACCTGGCTGGTATGGAATACCTTGTAGGCCTGCAGATGTCTGTGTACCGTTTGACTGTGAAGTAGAGTTCATGTTTGATAGCTGAAGCCACGTTGGTGAACCGCCAGAGGTTGAAACGCTAGTAGAAGCAATAAGCGCGTTAACACCGAAGGCTCCTGAGTAAGAAGCTGTGATTGATGCGTTGTTTGAGACCTGGGTAGCAGCTGCAGAAACAGTAACCTGAGTAGCGCTGTCAACGCTTAGAACCACAGTTCCAGTCGCAAACATTGAACCTACAAGGTACATGCCTGGATAGATGTCTACAGTAGAGTTCATAGTTACTACAGCAGAGCTTAGAGCGGTTGTTACTGTGCGTGTGTATCCGCCGACCATTTCTGGAAGCTTAGTTGGAACACCTGTATTGGTAATTGCAAATGTAGATAGTGCAATACCGTACTGACGAATGTTGTTATTTGTAATAGTAGCTGCTTCTTCCAACTGTGCAATGTTTGGCTGCAAAAGGTTGTTAGATAGGTTCTGGAAGTAAGGAGAACCAGCAGTATTACCTGTCTGTGGGTTAGTTGTGATGTCAGAAGCCGCAGATGAGATGTTGTTAAAGAATACGTTAGAAGGACGTACGATAGATTCACCCTGTGAGAAGCCAACAACAGAAGCAACAGTAGCTGCGTTAGCTACTGATAGGTTAACTACGTTACCTGAGATACCTACGATGGTGGCGTTTGTACCAATGTTAGTACCAGTTACACGCTGACCTACTGTAAGGCCCGCAGCGTTTGGATATACAGTAATAGCAGAAGCACCAGAGATACCAGTTGCTGAACGGTAGTATGTTGCTGAATCCCATGACTGTACGCTGTAATCAAAGTCTGAGTTAACAAGAAGGTTAGCAATAGTAATATTGCCGAAAATTGTTGCAGAGCCGTTACCGCCAGGTAGAGTGTTAACAACGTCAGCAGCAGCGTTAATTGCGCCCTGACCACCCTGTCCGCCAGCACCGATTGTTACGTTATAGGTTGTTCCAGGAACAACTGTTAGGTTACGAACGATTACCTGACCACCAGCGCCACCACCGCCAGCTACGTTTTGGGAACCGCCACCGCCACCGCCGCCCGCGCCCACAAGGACGATTTGAGCACTAGTGACGCCAGCAGGAGCAGTCCAGGTACCACTGGCTGTAAAGGTGGCCTCTTGAATAAACAAACGACCCGAATTGTCATTCGGGAAGACAATAAAGTCTTTACTTGAGGAGATTGCCATTTATATACCTGTCCTTTTCCTATTATTAAGAAATCAATACGCCTGAAATCGTCACATCTACAGCAGCAGCTACGTCTGCAGTAACAGTGATTGTTTCAGCGGCGTTCAAAACTAAGCGAGCATCAAAATTTACAGTCCCATTTGCAGGAACTTGAAGTCCTGAGCAAAACGCAAAACCACCAGCTGTTACTGTTACGGTTCGGGTTGCTGCAGTCTTATTAGCAAGAATTACGTTTGTTACAATTGCAGTGTTTAGTGCAGGAACCGCATACGCAGAAGCATCCGTGGTTCCAGCAGTAAGTGCTCTAAAACGTGTTACTGTTGTTGGCATTAGTCGAGTACTCCTATATACGCTAGTACGGTTAAGTTAGCGGCCTCTGCAGCGATTGCAGCGACCTTATTATTTCCCGCAGTGTTAACCGCAGAAACCTGTGTTGTGCCTGCGGAGTTAACAGCAGTAACCTGTGTTGTACCAGCAGTATTGATTGCGGCTACGCGGTCTGCAGTAGCAGCAACAATGTCATTGACGCCCAGAAGGGTGCCCATTGTTTCAAGTGCCTTAGCAACATAGATGAGGTCTTGAGCAGTATACGTACTAGCGTTTAGGCTAGAGGTAATCTCTGATTTAACCGCATCAATCTGCGTGCTAAGCGATGTATAGTCTGGCATGGGTCTTTACCTACCTTCCGAGGTCATTAAAAGTATAGCGTCTTTAAAATTATGGACATCGTAAACAGGAGACATTATGCCTGCGCCTCAACCCATGAGATACGAGCTGCAATCGATGCGTTTGCAGTACCGATATTGGTAGCCGTAAGGACAATGATGTCTGGGCCGTTAGGGTAGCTAGGGCTAGAGACGTTTCCGTCACCGCTAATAATGGAGTTACCAAGGTCTCGGGTAGAGCTAAGGTCAAAGTTTGAGACGTTGAAGTTGGCAGCACCACCACCATTTTCTGAGTAGAAGGATGCAACAGAGTCACCGCCAGAGATACGTCCAGAGGCAGCCTGGGCGTTACCCGCTCCAGGACCTGAGTTATCAAAGTAGATAATCTGAGCCAAAGAACCAGAACCCACCTGGTCACGACCCCAGTCGTCTGGGATACCTGTAAATCCAGTACGTGGGACGAAAGTAGGGGAACCAGAAACAGTGCCTGTGTTAGCTACTGATAAGGTAACAATGTTAGCTGAAACAGTCGCTACCTGAGCGTTAGGTCCAATACCAGTACCTGATACAGTCATACCAGGAACAATACCGTTTGTACCAGCGGCGTCAGTAACCGTAATAACGTTTACACCACCACTACCAGTACAAGCACGAGAGGCCTGTAGGTTTGCTGGAGTGTATGTGTTATAAACAATCTGGTTAGGGTTAAGAACAGCGTCAATACGCATCTGTCCGTTAGTTGTAACTCCAATAGAGTTCATCTGTAGCTGCATGCGGTTAACAAGTTCTCGAACACCGAAGTTACGAGCAATACCGTTATCAACTGATGGGGCTAGACGAAGAGCAAGTAGAGGACGAGTAACACCCGCTGCGATTGATAGGTTCTTTGTCATACCACCAGTAAAGATAAAGTTCTCATCGTTATCAAAGCGGCCATCCATAATAACTGAGGAACCCCAGTGGCTGATGAGTGGGGCGCAGTTCTGAGTAATTGACTGGACTGAAACCTGAGCGTCTCCACCAACACCTGTGATAGATGAGTCTGGAGTAAAGACTACTGGAGTTGTAGTTCCACTAAACGTAAACGGCGTGTCTGGGTAGACGTTTGTAATAGATGCGCGACGTTCAGCAATGTTAATTGGATAACCACGCTTTACAGGGTCAAACGCACCAACAGAAGAGTAACGCATGATTTCACAGTTTTCGGCGTCACGTACGTATACGTATCCTGCAGCTGGTAAGTTCAAACCGTTCTCAACGTACATAACGGTATCGTTAGCACCAAGCTGCGTTCCAAGAACACCTGTTGGGCCAGCAACCATCTTTGTAAAGATTGATGGGTCGTTTGTAACTTCGTAACGAGCAGGTAGGTTACCTGAACGCTGGTAAGCACCGTTGTTGACGTTGTTCTGAGAAACGCGGTGGCACCAAACAATCTTTCCATTAACACCACGCATGCCGTAACGAATAGTTCCTGCACCGTACCATGTGTAGTCGATGTAGACCATTTGCATACGACCCATGTCCAGCTTATAACCAGACGGGCCTTCCCCATCAAAGTAGTCAATATTCCAGTTTTCTTGTGGTGTGCGGTCGTTCTGTGTAATAAGGTAGCGAGTACGGTTACCAGTTGCACCACGGTAAGCAGGTGCGACGTTCATAGAGGTTGCGCTGTTAATAGAGATAATTTTGTAGGAAGAACCCTTGATAACAATGCTCTGTCCTACAGTAAGCTGTTTACGGAACTGTGTGTTTAGACCAGTAACAAAGCTTGAGTTCTTTACTACGTTTACACGACCGATGCCCTCTTTTTCAGAGTGACGGCGGACAGTAAACATCTTCTGGCCGTCATACTCAAAGTAGAAGCCGTTCTGGTCGTCAAACATACCGCAACGTGTAACAGCACCAAACCACTTACGGGCGTGTACGAATACGTTAATACCAGCAGGGTTCCAGTCAATTGTTGGAAGTACCTGTGTAAGAGTAACTGGGTATTCAAAAGTATTAACGTCAATAATTCTGCTTACAGTAAAGTCATTTCCGTTAAATGGGTTGTAAGCATAACGAGTTATAACACCTTCGATGTCTACAGTAACGCCAGCCTGCATACCGTGGTCTTGTACAGTTTTAACTGTAACAATTGCAGGGCCTACAGAACCACCATTAATAGTTAAAGACTCAACATCGTATACAGGGGTTAACTGAGCACCTGTTGAGAACTGAATTCCCTTACCTGACTGGTAGCGGAAATAGCGACGAGTTTGACGAACAGTAGAAGAACCCATTGAGTTAGTCGCTGTTGAAAGGGAAACACCGCCATCAAATGGACGCTGGATTACGTATCCGTCGCCTTTTGTAAAGATAAGCGAACTCTGTGGAACAGAGATTGCAGACTGCTGACGTGATAGGGCAAACTCAAGAGTAGTTTGAGTAGCGACCTTAGTTACCTGCCAGTTACCATCAAAGCTGTTAGTTCCAGTAACAACGATAAGGTTTCCTGGGAAGACGCCGTGTGGCTGGTCAAACTGAACTCTTACAGTAGAGATTGGCGCTGCACCATCTACAGTTGCTCTCCAACGCAAGGCAGTATTAAGACCACCAATTGGGAAGTTACCGCCAGGGATGTGGGCACCGTCAAAGATGTCTCCACCATATACGCTAGTTAAAGTACCTGATGCAACGTCGCCACTAACAATGCCACGGGCTGTGTATTGGAAAGAAGTAGTTGTAGGGACGGCCTGAACTAGAGATGTACCCTCTGCAAGGAAGTTAAGAGTTTCTTGAACAGAAACAATCTGCCCTGGTGATAGACCGTGAGGAAGAGCGGTTGTTACTGTGATGGTTGAGCGTGGTCGTACACCATCTCCAATAAGAGAAACAACGTCAAATGAGTTACCGCCAGAGGCCTTAGCAAAGAATGATGGGTAACCGTTTGATGTAAATAGTGCTTCCCACTTAGAAGGCTGTACAGAGTATTCAAAGTCTGTATCCATCAAAGACTGAGGCTGTGAGGTACGAAGCTTTTGAGCGCCGTCGATAAAGGTCTCGTCAAAAGTTACCTTCTGGTGCTCGTCATCAACAACAATCTGAATAGTGTCGGTTGAGAGCATGCCTGTTGTATCAACAGAAGCATTTAACTGAATAACAGTTTTTGTTTCTGTATTACCCGTTGGATTAGCGATGCTGTAATCTGGGTAAATGTAACTTACTGTGATAGGTTGAGCTGCATCAGAGAAGTTAAAAAGAATCTTATTACGGACAGAGTTAACAATAAGGAATAGGTGAATACGCTTAATGTAGCGGTTAATAGTAACCGTCTTAGTGGTTGGGTTAAATACGTAATGCTCAGGCGCAATATTGCGTGCCATTCATTTACCTTCCTATATCAACGTAATCGGTGGTATCACGGTTTGTACCACGTTAGTAAATCTAGTTACTGCTCCGACTGGAAAATAGATTCCAGTTTGTAGCAGCGCGTCGTTAAGAAGCAGTTGTCCTACTCCACCATCTCCAGCAGGTCCCTGGATACCAGTTGGTCCACGTTCACCTGTTGGTCCAGCAGCACCATTGGAGCCATTAGCACCTGTTGGTCCCGCAATACCGTTAGAACCTGCAGGTCCAGTAGGACCTTGGATACCACTGGCATATACTAGCGCATTCCAGTTTTGTGTACCATTACCAACCTTGAACTTTCCAGTATCAAGTTCTAGACCTAGTTCACCTTCTGAAAGAAGAGGGTTAGTGGATGACCACTGTGACGCCGTACCACGACGTAATTGTAATTTAATTGCCATTAGTTACCGCTCACGTCTCCTCCGTTGATAGTTATAACTCCGCCATAATTAGTATCGGGGCCGCCACCATCTACGTTCAATAGTGTAGTGCCTGTAGGGCCTGTTGGACCTAGTAAACCTTGGTTTCCTGTAGGACCAGTTGGACCCGTGTTACCTATAGGTCCTTGAATACCTGTGGCTCCTGTTGGACCCGTGGCTCCTGTAGGACCAGTGTTACCAATAGCAGCCGCAACAACAACTAGCCAGTTTGCTGGGTCATCTACAGGTGTTATTCCTGCAGTAGATGCGTTGTTTCTACGAACGTAAGTACCTTTAAGTGTTGGTGTATCGTAGAAGACTGCTTGATTAGGTTGGTAACTAATTCCTGATTGCCAAGTTCCAACAATTGTAAATGGCTGAGGACCAGTTGCACCAGTGGCTCCAGTTGGACCAGTTACAGAAAGACCTTGGATACCAGTGGCACCTGTAGGACCTGCAACACCAGTTGCTCCAGTTGGTCCCTGTACTTGACCAGCATTAATCCACTGGTCGCCATCCCAAATAAATAGGTTTCCAGCTACTAAATATGGGTTACCAGTTACTGGTGATGGAACAGCTGCAGTAAGTTCTTGGAATGTAGTAAACGCGTTAAGGATGTTTAATCCACGGCCTTGTGGACCTGTTGGACCAGTGGAACCTGTAGGACCTAGTGGTCCCTGAACACCTGTAGGTCCGATAGGGCCTGGAGTAGTTGATACTGGACCAGTGTTACCTGTTGGACCAATAGGACCAACAACACCTTGAATACCTTGTGGGCCTTGTGTACCTTGAGCTCCAGTTGGTCCTACAAGACCTTGTGGACCTTGTGGGCCTTGTGCACCAGTTGCTCCTTGAATTGCTCCAGCGCTAACCCACTGTGAACCAGCCCATACAAATAAAACTCCATTAATTAAATAACCATCACCAGTTGCACCAACTGGTTGTGCAGTTTGCAAGTCTGCTAATGAGTTATAAGAACCAAGGATAAAAATTCCAGCGCCTTGAGGACCTGTTGGACCCGCTATACCGCTTGCACCAGTTGGACCGACAGCACCAGCCGTACCAGCCGTACCAGCAGCTCCCTGTATACCCTGTGGACCCTGTGCACCCGTCGCACCTTGTGGACCAGGGGCACCAATTTGACCAGTCGCTCCTGTTGCGCCAGTTAAACCTGTAGGACCTGTAGGACCAACGACACCTTGTGCACCTGTTGGTCCAGCAACTGTGCTAGCAGCGCCTGTCGCACCTGTAGGGCCAGTTGCACCAATAGGACCAGCAGCTGTTAAAGTAAATGAACCATTAAGGGCAGAATCTTCTTCTGATACAAAGTAAAGAGTTGCAGGACCAGTAAACGGAACATCCCAGAACACAGTTCCGCTTGCTACACCAGCAGCAAAGTTACTGCTAAATCCTGTTGTGTATTGAGCGCCTGCGCTGTACACGCCTGCTGAGGTCTGTACTCTAAATGTATAACCAGGAGTGTTGATATCAATACGGTAACGAAGACCGCGGATAACAGTAATAGTTGGATTATTTAACCCGTTAATAACGTACTGGCTAGCAGAACGAGTAACTGATAAATCAATACCGCCAGAGATACCCTGTGGACCTGTTGGTCCTGGAACTACAGAGGCAGCGCCTGTGGCACCAGTAGGTCCTGTAGGACCAGTTGCTCCTGTAAAACCAGGCTCACCAGCAATAGTAAATTGCCAAGAGCTATAGATTTCTCCACCAACACCTTGGAAGAAGTTAACGTCTAGGGTTATCTGAGCGCCGTTTACCGCTGTTACAACACCGTCAATAAAGACGTTGGTATTTGCTACAGCTCTAACAATAGAGTTAACAATAAATGGGTGGTCAGTAATACTTAATGTAAAAGTCTTTAAACCAGTGCTTAAAGTAATTGGAGTTACAGATGTGATTCCAGCAAAGCCTTGACCACGTGCGCCTGTTGGACCCGTTGCACCTGTTGCTCCAGTTGGACCTACGTTACCCTGAAGACCAGAGAAACCACGTTCACCTTGAACACCCGTTGGTCCCTGTGGTCCTGCAAAACCTGTTGGACCAGTTGGTCCAGTTGGTCCAGTATCACCTTGTGGACCTTGAACACCTTGGAAACCTTGTGTACCACGTGGGCCTGTTGCACCTGTTGGACCTGCGGTTCCTGAAGGACCTGTTGGACCTTCTAGGTTACCTACGTTCTTCCATGCTGAAGTAACGGTGTCCCAAATAATTAAGTTACCGTTTTCAAGTAACCAAGCTTCTCCAGCTACACCTGTTGGTCGTGCAGCTTGTAGTGCAGAAAGCGTTGGGTACTCTCCAAGAAGATTTAATCCTTGACCAGGAGTACCAGTAGGACCAGTAGCACCAGCTAAACCAGATACACCTTGAGCACCAGTAGCACCAGTAGGGCCTGCGTTTCCTTGGTTACCTTGAGGACCAGTTGCGCCTGTACGACCTGTTGGTCCTGTCGCTCCAGTTGCACCTGCAGGAATATTTAAAGTATCAAATACCCAAGCGTTACTACTACGACGATATAAACGTAATTGTGTTGCGTTTCCAGTAACGCGAACAAAAGCCCAGTTAGTTGGAACTGGACTTGGGTTGGCAGCTTGAAGGTCAGCTAATGTGTCATAAAGACCTAAGTAGCGAGAGTAATCTCCTTGAGGACCTGTAGGGCCAGTCGGACCAGTAGGACCAGTTGGACCATTTAGAGGACCTGTAGGGCCTGTAGGTGTGGGGTACCAGTTACCGTTATCTGGCGGAACTATAATAATGTCTGGCATATCACTCCACCGTTGTCACTTGCTGGGTCACGAATGTCTGTCCTCTTAGGAAGGTTCTTTGGAAGGTGTTATCCACAGATGATGTGGCTTGTAAGTCCCAAAAACCTCTGACTGGTAGATAGCGTGTGTCCTGTTGTGGTAGCGAGATTCTGATACGTCCAGTCTGAACGTCCACAATTGTAACATTGAAGGCTACCCACCGAGTAGGTGAATTTGGGTAAGTTCTAATTTCTGCAGAAAACTCTAGGTTGGTAACAGGAGCGCCTAGGATAAAGTCCTGTGAATAACTATCTCCCTGATTCATAACGAGGTCCTGAACTTGGATAGTAGACGGGAAGGTCTGTCTACCAATCATGTCATTCTGTATATACACGCGCTCTGGCTTACGGCCATCGTCAAACTCTTGTGGCATATAGATAGGAACAAGCTTATTAGTACGCTTAGAGGCACGACGCAGGTTACCTACCTGAATACGCCATAGTCCTATATTTAACTGGGCACATAGAGAGCGATATTGTTCTTGACGCTGTGCAATCATACCTGTTAACTGAGCGTAGCGTTCGCTTCGTGGGATTACCACACCGTCTGGAGCGGTGATATTAATATCAAAT